TGTTCGAGAGGCCTACGGGCGGGCTCCGCGTCACGGTGGACGGTGGCAACTTCGCTAACACGCTGGCCGACTACGACTGGAACACGTTGTTTAGTGGGAATAAGGGTGACGGGAACTGGCATTGCTATGAGTTCCATGCGAAGTCCGAAACCGCGAGCGGGACATCGCTGACGGGTGTCGGTGAGTGGTGGATCGATGGGACGTTGCGCTACCAGAATACCGCGATTGATTGGAATAACTTCGGAGACGGTTTCGGCGGCATCGTGATTCCCGAGAGTGGAAATTTCAACACGACGGGCGGAACGGCGTACCCGATGGACATTGACGACATTGCTGTAAGTGCCACGAGTCGAATTCGAGGCACAGGGTGCGGTAGCTAGAATGCCCGATCTCAGTGTGCGTGTTGGTTCAGGACGATTCCCGGCAAGCCGGGTGATGTCTCCTGTTATCGATCTGACAGCTATTCCGAGTGAAACGCTTCACATCACGGAAGCTGTGACTCTCGTGTGGCATGGCAGTGGGATGGTTACGTTCCTTGCGTCAACTAGTCACGCAACTGTTATCGACTATACGGCGCGTCTACGTGTTTATGGAAATTCAACGGTAATCGCAACGGAGAACCTATTCAAACCAACGCCAGATGGAAATAACCTTATCACAGTCGATCTTTCGGCACTATTTGCATATCGATCTGCGGGAGACTATACGGTATCGATTGTCGCACGCGATGCTGGTGGGTCGTCTGATTCAGAAGAGTCTTCTCCTTTCACACTTCCATTACCGTGGTGGCCGACGGAACGTGTGGCAATCGCGGATGTTGTAGCGAATGTTCGTGTTTCTCCACTTTTGATAGCGCTAGGCGAAACTCTGCATACATCAGAAGCTGTGACCGCATCGCGTAGTGGTGGAGGCGCGGCGGCGAATATTTTTGATTCGTCGTTTACTGTCGCGGAGGGTTGGACTGCTGACGTAGACAATACCGCTTTCGCCAGTCCAGGCGCGACCGTCGGGAGCGTCACCAATTGGGAGACGGGTACCGCGCCGCTCGATTCGGTCATTACGGCTGCGAATTACTCGGGCGGCCGCGGCGGACGTGGTCATCGCCACTATCGGAGTGGCCACAACACCATGGGCGGCGGGCTTCGCATCGTGTTGTCGTCGCCACAGACGCACATCTGGTTCCGGTACATGATCCGCTACTCATCGGGGTTTACGTTCTCAGGGGGATCGCCTACGTACACGAAAGACTGGTACGACGACAGCGGGAACGGATTCATTATCGGGTTCCAAGGCGGCCAATACGGCTACCACGTCATTAGCGGCTCGCAGAACTACCCGTCGAACATCGGCGGTGCTCCGCAGGCGTGGTCGGATTGGTACCCAGGCGGCACTTCAGACGGATCGTGGAAGTGCGTCGAGGGCGAGATGAACAAGTCCGGCGGCATTCTTCGTATGTGGATCGATGATGTGCTGACGATGGATCGATCTGGGACCAGCATTTCCAGTGCCAGTGACTTTGATTACATGGTGACGAATAATCATGATCTCGTGACGAGTTCCAACTCCTACACGGACTATGACGACATCGCCGTGAGCAACATTGGCCGGATAGGACCACTGTAAATGGCGATTGCTCTTCACACCTCTGGATCTGGTAGTAGTGCCTCGTTTGGTACTAACGTCTCAGCCGCATTGACCATTGGAGCGATTACTAATGGCGCATTATTCTTCTTCATAGCACGTCAGCAGGACACCACCGAGCCCGATGCGTTCACGTGGAATGGATCTTCTATCACTCCGATAAAGATCAGTCCTACCACATCCCCAAATTCGTCTGGGCACTATATCACGGCGTACGTGCTACCTAACCCGTCTGCGGCGTCCAGCAACTTAGTCGTCTCTTCTGGGCAGGATGAATGGAATGCGGGAATGATCGCTGTGGTGCTCAGTGGTGTAGACCAAACGACACCCGCATCTGACTGGAACAGCGCAACGGGCACGTCTCAAACTCCTAACGTGTCGATCTCAAACGTCGCATCTGGTGATTGGTCAATGCACATTAGTTCGACTGGAGAGGATGGCGACCAGACGTGGACGCAAGGCGCAAGCGGAGAAACTGAGGTCGCAGAAGTACGATCAGGACCAGCAGGAGACGATTCTGCCGTTCAGTACGACAATGTGAACACAGGAACGGTGAATCTAACGCATGGCCTTGGTGTTATAGTGTCTTGGATTTCGGGCGGCTTCCGTGTAAGACAAGCGGCGGCGAGTGACCCCGCTTTGTCAGTGTTTCTCGAAGAGCCGATCATCGGAGGGAGCGTTTTCACATGAGTCTCACAGATGGTATCAAGATCTCGGATCATGTCGTCGCACAGATGGTGGATTGCACTCCGCAAGTTCAGCCGATGACGGAAGTTGAACGAGCGTTTCGTCAGGGGTATCGAGCCGCGCGGGATCTGAACTATCCCGGTCAAATTGGCGCGGAAGAGAAAGCATGGGAAGCCTACGTAAGTGGTGTAACGAAGTCGGAATAGATTAATTGGCTGTTACTCAAAGTCATTATCGTTTCTACGCAGACGGAACAGAGTCTGGCGCCGTAGCACATGCTGCGGAGGATACCAGTCCGACTGCCGGACTGGGAAAGACGATTGCGTTTGATACGATATTTCATTTGCGTTTCTGCCTTCAGTGCGATGGGACTGCTCAATCGAACGTAGATGCAGAGTTTCAGTATCGAAAGAATGGTGGCGCGTGGACGAACATCACCACGTCTACCACGAACGTCCGCGTTACGCCGTCTGCTAACCTCACTGACGCGGCTAACACCACTCAGCGACTTTCTGGAACAGGCACATTCGAGACGACATCAGCAGGTGTTACCGAAGATGGAATTTCTGGTGGCACGGCGTTCGATATCGTCTCGAATGGAAATGGTGAGACAGTCTGCCCGTTAGTGCTGCGGAGCGCCGATCTTGTTAACGGCGATGTCATTGAGTTCAGACTAACGCGCGACGGCGGCACTCTCATCGACACGTATGCTGTTACTCCGTCACTGACGATAGTCGCCAACATGACGGTGTCGCTCTCTGAGACGTTACATGTCTCAGAGGCTGTGATTCTACCTCCTTTAGAGGCTACTGTCTCCGAAACGCTCCATGTAGATGATTACGGAGAGATTCAGGTTCTCGGTCGTATTCGTGTCATAGATACAGATCTCACTGTTTCAACTGGCGCAAGCTCACTCTCACGCGAACTGAGTGAAACGCTCCATATCGCGGATGTCGTTGATAATTCGCGTCTCTCTCCTCTCGTAATTACACTTTCCGAAACGCTGGTTATTGCTGAAGTTGTTAATAATCAGCATCTCTCACCTCTTGTTGCTGTTCTTACTGAGACTCTGCACGTCGCTGAGATTATTGATAATTCGCGGTTGTCTTCTCTACTCGTCACAGTTACAGAGACGGTTAAAGTCTCTGAGTCTGTTACAGCATTCCTTCCGCTTGGAGACGTGGCGCTTGTAGAGACACTTGTTCTTTCTGATACGGTTGTTAATGCTCGCGTTTCTCCGCTTCATGTAGCACTCTCTGATGAAGTTCTCCACGTCGCAGACGTCGTCGATGCGCGGATGGGCGGTCTTTCTGTTGAACTGTCAGAAACACTGCACGTTGCTGAGACTGTTGTCGCATATGTTACTCCGCTTCAGGTAGCTGTTAGTGAGACTCTGGTTATCTCTGATAGTGTCACGCCGCGGATAACTCTTGGCGATGTTATCGTTTCAGAAACATTACAGATTACTGAAGCAGCGACGGTTGAAGTCTCACATCTCATCATAGCGGTTAGTGAGACTCTAGCAATCTCCGACAGTGTTACATCGCGAATAACGCTCGGAGATGTAACTCTCTCTGAGACGCTAGCATTAACAGACACAGTTGTAGGCTCAAGACTTAACCCGCTTGAAGTTGTGCTTGCAGAGACGCTGCACATTGCAGAGTCTATTACTGCGACTCGTGCGGGTGATCTGGCTGTTGCATTAAGTGAGACACTTCATCTTGATGATTACGGTGAGATTCAGGTTCTCGGGCGTATTCGTGTCATAGACACGGACCTAACAGTTTCGCGCACTGGTGATAGCGCACTTTCAGTTACTCTTTCAGAAACCTTACATCTACTCGATGCAGTAGACAGTTGGGCGGCGATAGACGACCCTGAAGTCCTGCACATCACAGAAACTCTGATTGTTGCCATGCAACTGGCGACGGCAGTTTCTGAGACGTTGCACATTACTGATGCTGTTATCGCCAGTGCTGGTGATCTTACTGTTACGGTTTCTGAGACACTGCACATCGTTGAGACTGTTGTCTCCAGTATCACTCCGCTCCAAGTAGTTCTCTCTGAGACACTGCACGTTACTGATGCAGTAACGACACAATCGACACTCGGAGACGTGATAATCTCCGAGACGCTTTATATCACTGACGTTGTAACTGGAGGATTAAATCCGCTTGAAGTCGTTCTAGCAGAGACGCTTCATATCACTGAGATCGCCTCGGTCACGATGGGTGGCCTAACGACGGAAATTTCCGAGACTCTGCATATTACCGATACCGTTACGGCAGCGGTAAGCTCGATTCAAGTCGTCGTTACTGAGACTCTTCACGTTACAGATACACCGACGGCGCTGATTACGCTAGGCGACGTTACGATTTCAGAGGCACTTCATCTCACGGATTCAGTATCAGCAAGATTAACACCGCTCGAAGTAGCGATCTCAGAAACTCTACACATCACGGATGCTGTTGCTGGCGCCGCGCTCGCTGCTGAAGGTACGTTAACAACGGCAGTAGCAGAAACGCTACACATCGCTGATGTTACGTCAGTGTTTCTGAATCCTCTTGTCGCTACTGTCACAGAGACGTTGCATATCTCTGAAGAGACGACCGTAAATATCACGCTGGCTGTCGTTCTAGTAGAGACGCTTCACGTTACTGAGACTGTAGTTCGTGGGCTTGATTTAGCGATAGTGCTTGCCGAGACGTTGCATGTCATCGAGACGGCAACGGTTCGTGAAACACTTGGCGACGTGGTTCTGAGTGAAGATATACATGTTACGGATTCTGTTACTGCGAGACTAAGTGTTCTTCAGGTTACGCTCTCTGAAACGCTTCATGTCTTCGACGAGATTCAAAGCGGGTTCCAACTACAGGTCATCGTAACAGAAACACTGCATCTGACAGATGCAGTTTCTGCGGAACTCGATCCACTGTTTGCAGTTCTCTCGGAGTCTGTTGTCGTTACCGAGACGCTTTTGCATGGATTGACACTAGCTGTCAATTTGCAAGAAGCCCTCCACGTAGTTGACGAGGTATCGGCTGAACTTCCGGTTCTTATTGTCAGCCTGACAGAGACGTTACACATCACCGAGACGATGTCCGGTGGCACTGACGTGTTAGCTGTGTCAATTGCTGAAGAACTTCACATCACAGATTATTACTTCACACGTCTTGGCAATGCGCGGATTATCAACGTGATAGGTGCTTACAAGACGACGCTTGATGTTGTTGGCGCTTATAAGACATCACTAGACATTGTCGGAGAATGGGTCGAGTAAATGGCAACTACACAAACGATAGGCGGCGATGGAGATTTGTTCGTTGGAGAAGATAAGATTTTTCGTCTTGAGTTGCTCGACGAAGACGACGCTCCTGTCGATATGGCAGTGTGGGTGATTCTCTTCGATGTACGAAAGACTGATAAGTCTGCTCCACCAGCGATTTTTTCTAAGTTCGCAACAATTGAAGGTGTGTACAACGCGGTTCGCGCATTGAATACGCAACGAGCGGTTGTCGTTTTAACGGATACGGAACTGAATACCGTGTCGAATAAAACGTATCGCTATAGTTGGAAGAGAATGGATGATGCGAGTGAAACGGTACTCGCTCGTGGTCCGTTTGTCGTAGAGAAAGCGACGGCACCTTAAATGGCTACTCTTAACGCAACACCAGGATCTCCTACTGCGAATAGCTATCCAACTCTCGCAGAGGCATTGCTGTACTTCGAGACGCGAACAGAAGTGGCCGGATGGGAGAATGGCGATCAAGACGTTCTGTTAATGATGGCGACTCGTGTCCTCAATGCGATGGCTCGTCCTCATCAGACGTACTACCCAGAAAGTGGTGGTGTCCCGGCTCATTGGGTCACGAGTCCAACGTGGACCGGCTCTCCGGCCTCGACAACGCAGAAGCTCGCGTGGCCTCGCTCTGGGATGTATGACGCGAATGGCAATTCTCTAGACTGGACCATCACGTCAATTTCTGTGGCGAGTCCGACAGTCATCACAACGGATCGTCCACACGGACGTACAACTGGAGACTTCGTCTTCATCTATGGGTCAGATAGCGATCCTGTGGTTGATGGAGCGTACGCCGTCACGGTCATCTCAGCGACCACGTTTTCTATTGTCGTGAACGTTACGACGGCAGGGACCACAGGCACGCTGACGATCATCCCTCAAGATTTGAAGGACGCGACGGCGGAACTTGCCGGTGCACTTGGAACATCGGACACGACAGTTGATAACGATGTCATCGTGCAGGGCCTCACGTCATTGAGGGCAGGCAGCGTCTCGATGTCCTTCAAAGACATGATCGAAAAGCACGTGCTGCCGGACATGGTGTGGAACCTGATGCCGCCATCGTGGTTTACCAGTGAGGTTTACGTCTACACGAACTCGGCTCTTTTTGATGTGGTGTCCGAATAATGGCCCTTTTAGACACGCTCCGCGCGGGTGTGAAGACGATCAACAAGATCACGAGGGCTGGCAAGTTACAGGCGCCAGTCACGTATACGCGTGTGACGGCGCGAGACGAGTACGGAGCGCCGTCTGCATTTTCATCCCCCGTGACGTTGCTCGCGATTGTGGATTTCACGAATAGGCCAGTGCGTAATAAGGAAGGCGTCACGGTGATGTCGAGTGCGACGTTGACGATGCTCGATGTTGATGAAGTGAAAGCAGCAACGAATAACGCTGGTGTCGATGAGGATGACGAGTTTGTCCTCGCCAATGGTGGCAAGAGTAAGGTTGTGAGCATCGGTGGGTTCATGGACTCGGTAACGTATGGGCCGATTCCGTTGACGGTGTATCTCGGATGAAAAACGTCACCATCTGTCTTGTGTACTTCCGGAGTTTGACGCTGTCGAATCTTGAGGCGGCGCTGTATTCCGTGAGGCAACAGGACATGACACGAGTCAATTCCGTGGTGGTGATTGATAACAACACTGATGACTCTATCAAGTCTATACAGCATCTTATCGAGCGAACAGATTTCCACGTTCCTGTGTATTTCTCTTCGTTCAAACACAAGGATAGTTCAAAGACACACGCATGGTCCACGAACGCTGCCGTCGAACGAGTTGAGACATCGTGGATCTTCTTTACACGAGCAGACTATCTCCTTGAATTTGACGCAGTCGAGAAATGTGTGGCAGCAATTAGCCACGAGAATCAGTTCATTGTTGGTGGTTACTACGACGTTGGCCTCGATGTGCATCGTTGCGAACAACTCAGTTGGAGACGTGATGGGCCTACCGTTCTTCGACCACATGGTCGAGAGTTCGACCACGTCATGATCGATTCTGGCGTGTGGCTCACATCACGAGAGGTGTTTAATCGCGTCGGCGGGATGGACGAATCTATGACGGTATGGGGCCATGCACAGACGGTGTTTCAACACAAGATTCATCAAGCCGGTGTGGAGTTTGTTCGAGTTCCGTCTATCGTTTTCTATCACACGGCACATGGCTATGAGGTTCCGCGAGATCACGGCGCGGCAACACTTCAACTAGAGTCGATGGGACTGAACATCCGTGAATTGTGGGCGCGTTACGATGGCCCGGATAATCCTTACCGATGAAACTACTTACTATCGATCAAACACGTCGCTTCGCATCGTTGGCTCTGGATCGAGCGCAGAGGAAGGGCTACGATTTTCGTCCTCATGAACAAGCGAAAATGGATCAAGAGCAACGTGACTGGCAAGAGATAGCTGCGCATTTTGAGGCGCTTCTCTTAGAGCTTGAAGAAGCGCGCTCATGACAAGACCTTACACCCGTTCGCTCGATCCACAGGATTACGAGTTTCTTTTGCACGCTGAACCAATTCGTCAATTTCAGCGTGACATGACCGTGCCTCATTGCGTTTCTCATCCTCACAAGATGTGGGAGAACGCATCGATCATGCAGCAACTCGATGAGTTGCAAGTGCCGAAGACGGCGAAGGTGATCGATGTTGGTAGTGGTGGAATGTTCTTTCCTCCTTATCTCGCATCTGTTGGGGGCTACCGAGACTTGACGTTGACGGACTCGATGTCGAACATGGACATCAATTTGTACGTGGAGTCTCAGTGTCGTGCGTACGGCGTCACGATGCCGGTTCATAAGCTCTTTGCGGAAGATATGTCTGTGCTCCCGTCAGAAGGATGGGATGTAGTGATGTGTATTTCCACTATCGAGCACATCAACGCAGGGAATCATGATAAGGCGTTGCGTGAATTGTGGAGGCTCACAAAGCCGGGTGGGTTGCTGTTTCTCACATCTGACTACTTCCGAAGTGAGAATGGTAGCTTTCAACAGGCGCAGTACGATGCGTCACCATACAAGCTCGGACAAGAGACACCGTATCACAAAGAGTTTGTGCTCAACATCCCGAATAAGATCGATGTCGAATTTGTCGGGGAGACAGATCTCGACTATCGAGGCGATTTCGTGCATAACTACTCGTTTGTCAATATCTGCATGAGGAAGTCATGAATCGACGCGGATTTTTAGGTGGTATCGCAGCACTAATTGCCTCACCAATGGTGCCCCGCGTAGTTGATTCATTACCACAAATGGTGCCACACGGCGAGGGAGTGTTATCTAGGCAAGAAGCCTGGGAATTTGCGCCATCAGGACATATGGGACTTTATGTTGATGGTAAGAAGTTAGCCGATGTTGTAGTGCCTAATTTACCAAAGACGATTCGTCGTTACAAGTTGTAATTTAACCTGCGGCATCCACTCCCGACTGTGGTCGGGTGACAACGGAAAGGCAGAAATCAATCAAATGTCAAACATCATTAAGATGGCGTCGTCTAGTTACCAGATGAGTGATCAGAGCGTCTGTGGCTCGGTCGAAACGTCTGGATTACCAATCCTACCTGTCTCACGCAAGAAAATTCATTGCGTGTTGCCGTCAAGCCCGTGGCTCGCGGATTCGAAGACCAACATCCCGCTAGGAGTGCTGTATGTGGCCGGTCTGTTACGAGATCAAGGGCCATGATTCGTTGTCACATCAATGCTCGACAAGCGATACGAGGGTAATATCCATCTCCCTGAAGAGGTCATGGATGCTGACGTGCATATGTTCGGCTTCTGTACCCCTCAGTTCGGGGAAGCCCTTGAACTCGCTGCGTACATCAAAGATCGCAACCCAGAGGCGCTACTCGTTGCGGGTGGCCCGCATCCTTCATACGAGCCGAAAGAAACCAAGGCCGCAGGCCGACAGGCGCAGTACCACGTCAAAGGCGTTCTGTCCGAACGTCGCGATTACGCTCCGCAGGATGGCTCTGGCCCGCTCTTCGACACGGTAGTCGTGATGGAAGGTGAGCGTGTGACGCTTCAGCTTTTGTCCGACTGGAATCAGGGCAAGCTCCAGCCGTTCTACTACGGAGACAAAGCCGATGCGATGGATCTAGACATGATTCCCTTCCCAGCGTGGGACCTGCTTCCGGATGATCACATCTATAACGATGGTGTGGCTGTCATGAAGAAGCCCTACATGGAAAGCAGCGTGAAGGCGGGGAAGTTTCCTGTCATGTCCATGATCGGCACGCGTGGGTGCCCGTACAAGTGCACGTACTGCTCGACGCCGTGGATCGGCCAGAAGCCTCGGTATCGGTCGCCGCAGAACATCATCATGGAAATGAAACAGGTGATGGACAAGGGCGTCCACATGTTCAAGTTCCAGGATGATACCTACACGCTTCACAAGACGAAGCTCCGTGAACTGGCGCTCGCGGTCAACGCAGAGTTTGGCTACGATTCGTTCGCCTCACGCATCCACACACGTGTGAACACGATGGATGATCATGTGGCTGAAAGCCTGAAGCTGATGAACTGCAAGGTCACGTGCTTCGGCATCGAGTCTGGTTCACAGAGAGTGTTGGATGCGAATCAAAAAGGTACCAAGGTTCAACAGAACACGGATGCGGTGAAGAGAGCGAAGGAACATGGCTTCTACACCATTGCGTTTCTCGTTATCGGCATGGCTGGAGAGACGTTGGAAACGATGCGCGAGACGCAAGAGTGGTTGCTTAGCGTCAAGCCATATCTCGATAGCTGTAACCTTGCCGTTGGCATACCTTACCCCGGATCTCGTTGGTGGACTCATCCCCACGAGAGTGGGATCGACATTGTTGACTACAATTACGACAACCAATGGATCGTTGGATTCTCCGACCGTGATGAGATTCTGGTCAGACCCCACGGAGCGACGGTAGAGGAAATGTTCCAGATCAAGAACGAGATGTTTCATTTCCTTGTTGAGCATGGATGGGCAAAGGCGGAATGGCAGGAAGACGTTCGTATTCGTCGTGCACAAGAAGAAGCCGCGAAAGCAGGCGTGCTTCCCTCTGCCGCCGCTTCGACGCTGACTTACGCAGGACACTGATGTATAGCAAGATCTCCGTGCTGATTCCGACTCGTCATCGGATCGAGAGACTCCAGACGCTACTCGATTCCGTACGTCATACGACGTACGGATTCGAGATCGAAATGGTGTTCCGGATCGATGACGATGATCACGAATCTGAAGCGTTTCTTCGCGCTCAGCGAGTGCACCACGATAGAGTCGTGGTTGTGGTTGGTCCACGTCTCGATGGCTATCGAAGTATGCCAACGTTCTTCAACGAGATGGCAAAGGCATCGACTGGCAGTATTTTGATGTGCGGCAACGACGACATGGTGTTCCAGACACAAGACTGGCCCACCTACATCATCGATGTGGCCAATCAATTTCCGGATGGATTGTTTGACCTCGGTGTGGACACGATGAATCGGGATAATTTTCCATTCTCAACTGTCTCACGCAGAGCCGTTGAACGAATGGGGTTCCTGTGGGATCCGCGCATTTTTTGGGGAGACATCTTCTTACGCGACGTGATGAGTTTCTTCGGTCGATGCTACATCCTGCCAAACGTGAGGATCGATCATGATTGGGCGGGCTTCAAACCTGATCGCACGTATATCGAGCAGCTTGAAGTTGGGGAAGCAACCAAAGACATCCTTCGGCGTAACCCGAACTACTGGACGGAGGTACATCAAACGGCAGTCAATGAGTCGGTAGATAGATTAAGGGGGTTATTGGCATGAGCGTGGGGCAAAAGCCAATCAACATCTGTGTTCCGGTGTTGAAACGGTACGATCTATTGAGGGAACTCGTCAAGTCATGTCGCGCAAGCAACGTGCGCCCGGACAATTACTACATTATCAACAATGGTCGCAATCAGACTGCGTTGATGAATGCACTTGGTGACTTTGATATCACGATCAAGGTCCATACGCCAGCGAAACCTCTTGGGGTCGCTGAATCGTGGAACTGGTTTATCAAGCACGTTCCGGAAGAACGTGTGATCGTGAACGATGACATCACGTTCGCGCCGGAATCACTAGAACTGTTGCTTGCATCGAAAGCGGATCTTATATGGGCCGGAGGGTGTGGGTTCTCGTGTTTTGTGCTTCGTGATAGCTGCGTGGAAAAGATTGGCACATTTGACGAGATGATCTCCCCCGGATACGGCTACTACGAGGATGAAGATTACCTTCAGAGGCTTGATGGTCGAGGCACGAAGCCGAGGAATGCAGATGCTGAGGAAGTGAAGTGCGGAGTTATCCATCACAAGAGCGGCACATTAGAAGTCGCTAGCCATTTGGAGACGCTTGAGCATCACCGAAAGTTTTTGATCGCTCAGCGGAACTATGCTGAGAAATACGGACTTGAAGAAGCGTTTGGGATCGAGAAGATTGCGAGATGAGTGTCACCTTCATCGTTCCGACAGTCGGTAGAGCGTCATTAGCGAAGACACTACAATCGATTGAAACGTATCCCGGTGACGAGATTCTGATGGTCAGCAATTGCTTCAGAGTCAACGATCCACGAGTGAGCTATGTCGATTGTGAGCCCGGTAAGGATTGGGGGCACACAGAGCGGAATATCGCGACTCCTCATGCGAAGGGTCAGTACATTGCGCATATTGACGATGACGATGTATACGTTCCGGGAACTCGCAAATTGATGCAGAGTGTTATCGATTGGACACCGGGCCGTCCGGCGATTTTCAGGATGCGATTCCCAAACGGCATCACGTTGTGGGCTGACAGAGAAATTCGATGCGGAAATGTTGGGACACCGATGTTCTTTCTTCCGAACGAGCAAGAGAAGTTCGGGAAGTGGGAGTCGTTTGTCGGAGGTGACTGCAAGTTTTTAGAAACGTCTGCGTGGAAACCGGAAGAATATATTTGGCGTCCTGAGATCATTGCGCTCTTGGGACACAATACGTGATCGTTGAAGGGATCCAGTGTGCCGATGTGGTCAACGTCGGTGGTTCGAGGGTTCGCCAAATATCTGGTGGTGTCTTATTTGTGGTGGATGTCCGGAGGATGTTGATGGCGAGAATGAGATGCTTCGTCTTACTGGTATATGGCGAATGCTCTTAACGGTGGAAGATGAGCGCAACAAGTATTCAGATCACAATATAGTAAGTCTTTAGCGTGGGGCTAAAAGTTATGAAGAAAGTATTGTTTGTCGGAGATAGTCCGGAAGTACCGAGTGGTTTCGGCCGCGCGACGCGCGAAATTCTCAGTCGTGTGCATCCTCGTTACGATGTGACTGTGCTTGGTATCAATCATCGCGGAGATCCGGCGACGGTTCCATATCCTGTCTACACGGCAGCGGCTGGTGGCGATGCGTTTGGTGTGGGCCGATTGCTGTGGATGTGCGATGTCGTACAGCCGGACGTGATTGTCATTCAACAGGACGGGTGGTACTTCCCTTACTACTTCAATGCGTTGCGCAAGAAGAAGGCGAACCACGAGTACGAGTCACCCACGGCAGCGGCGATTCCCGTGATTGGGGCTATCGCGGTGGATGGGAAGAACTTCACCGGCAGTTGGATCGAAGATCTGCATCTCGCGGTGTTTTGGACGGACTTTGCAGAATCCGAAGCACGGCAGGGTGGCTACACTGGAGCCGCGAAGGTGATTCCACTCGGCGTTGATACAGACGTGTTTTATCCAGTCGCGCGTGAAGGTGCGATGGATCGTCAGAAGGTCGGCGTGTTGAAGGACAAGTTTATTATTGGCAACGTGAATCGCAATCAACCACGGAAACGATGGGACTTGACGATCAAGTACTTCGCAGAGTGGGTCCATGCGTTTCGCGTGAAGGATGCGCGATTGTTCCTGCACTCCGCGCCGACTGGCGATTGCAGCCTCAACATCGAGAGTCTCTGCCGATATTACGGAGTGCTCGATAAGGTCGTCATCTACGTTCCCGAACCGTTCTACGGGAAAGCCGATGAAGACATGCGAGACGTGTATAACTGCTTCGATGTGCTCATCTCGACGACGCAAGGTGAAGGGATGGGACTTACGGCGATGGAGGCAATGGCGTGTGGTGTGCCGTGTATCCTCCCGGATTGGTCTGCGCTCGGAGAGTGGGCGCGTGGGGCTGCGATGCTGATTCCGTGCACGTCTACGGCTCCTCAGTCGTTTTCTCCGAGTGTCAATGTGATCGGTGGCGTGGCAGATGAGAAGATGTTCATCGCTGCGTTAGAGAAAATGTATCGCGAGAAAGACCACAGAAAAGTAGTTGCAGACTACGGACTTGCGCGTATGTCCGAAGATCGCTATCGATGGTCGAACATCGGTGATCGATGGATCGAGACATTAGACGAATTGTTTGCCGAAAAGACTGAGACACCAACGGAGATTTGGCAAGACTTGAAGGCGAAGGAGGTTGCAGTCTGATGAAAGGCACGTCTCAGATGGTTGCGCGATTGAAGACGTTAGCGAGGCGGTTCCCCGATCACGTCGCTGCGGCACTCTATCAAGAGGCGCAGATTGAAGTGACGGAGATGAAAAAGCGTACGCCTGTGGATACGAGGCCGAACCAATTCTATCCATATGCGAAGGCTCCTCATCCCGGTCAGCTTCGCAACTCGATTCATGCGGAGGAACCAGAGAGACGTGGACGGTCGATTTCTGTGACCATCGCCACAGGTGCAGAAGCACCATACGCGATCTTCGTGCACGAGAATCCGGACGCTTTCCATCCGGTCGGTCAATGGAAATTCATGGAATCGGTGTTGAACGAAAGTCGTGCATTCATGGCTCAGAGACTTGCAGATCGTGTTGATTTGAACAAGGTGAAACTCTGATGTGGAAATGGATTATCTGTCTGACGTGTAGAGTACGGTTTTTTCGTGTCGATTGTGATGTTCCTGACGACAACCGTTGCTGGGAGTGTCAACGATAATGTTTCTCGACGAGATCGCCAACAGACTTGTGGCTCAAGGAGTCGGCACAAAAGGCTCTAATATCTTCCTCGGGCCTCGTGCCATTATTCCACCAGGAGATGGACCCTATCTGTCGTTGACAGCGACAGGTGGGACTGCTCCAACTCGTATTCATAATAAGGATACGGCGAATACTCAAAGACCGACGGCACAGATTGCTGTACGAGCGAAGAAATATAATATCGCTCTTGCGATGGCAAATGCCGCATACATTGCACTCGACGGAGTGTACAACACGGCGTTGAGTGGCACATTTTATCAAAGCATTACGGCTCGACAAGAACCAACTGACACTATGGGACTTGATGCTCTTGAACGTGTGTTGATCGTATTCAACATTGAAGCAGAGAAAGAACCGTCAGTATGAATGGCATGGCTAACACAACTAGCGTGGGGCTACCAATGTTAGACAAACGGATAGAGAAGCAACCCTCCTGAGGTAATTTAGCCTCAACGGTCGCACTCTCTTATAAAGGAGAAAGCGCATGCCACTCAGCGGACATGGAGCACATATCTATCGTGCTCCAATCGCCACGCCGACCACGTTCACGGAGATCGCAGAGGTTGGCGACATCACCATGCCAGGTTTTGATCACAACGAGTTCGATGCGTTGGATCATAACAAGAACATTGATGCCTACGTTCTAGGCGTCCTACGGAGGGATTTGTTCACGATCAAGATGAACTTCCTGCCCTCCGATGGTACACACGATCACCTCACCGGGTTGATCAAGGCGGCGACGACGAATCCGGTTCCTGTTGACGGATTCCGGATGGTCTTTCCGGATCTGGTCAACACATGGACCGCGAGCGGACAGGTGAAGTCTGTCAACAATATCGTGCTCCCTGTGGATGGACTCTCTACGGCAGACGTCAGCATTCGATTCTCGGGTCGTATGGTGATCAACAACGTTTTGATCGGCGTGTAGTTTTAGATAGGAGTCTAGAGTCAAACGAACGCTTCCACGCAGTGGGTTTCTGGACAGGTCAGACTTTGACTTCTAGACCCCGTGGGGGAATTTTACCACAGATTAAGCAATTGTAATCTGTGTCTTCTGTCCCACGCAGCGTGACGTGCTCCCTCTGCTAGTCTCAGGGCGCGTCATGTAAGAGGAGACTAGCACTAATCTGTGTGGGGAAGATTTGTATCCTGAGGTAATTTCGCCTCATGATTGTTCTCTTATAAAGGGGAACGATATGACGACAGAAGTAGAACAGATTTATGGTTCGGTTGACGAAATGGTTTCCGACGGTGCGAGTGAGGTCGAGTATGCCGTAATCGATGGCTTCAAGCCCGGTAAGAAGATTCGGATCGGTTCGGTCAATGCTGGAGACATGATCGAATGGTCCGAAGCGAACGAGGGAGAAGCAAAGCGTACGGCTGGTCTTCGTCTGATCCAGAAGAGTCTCGTTGATAAAGACGGGAAGAGGATTGGACAGCCCACAGATCTCCAGAAGCTCCGAACGATGCGCCATAACATCACGGAACGGATTGTTAAAGAGATCCTGAAGTTGAATGGCATGAACGTGAAGCAGGACGCCGAAGCAAAAAAAGACTGAAGAGATCACCACGGCGTCTCTTTGCGCATAAGTTAGCGGTGAGGCTCGGGAAGGTCAACGTAGAGCGGGACATTCTCCGAGCTATCACCGCTAAACAGTTCCGTGGGTGGGAGCACTTCGATGAACTGTATCCAATGATTGGTGAAGACAGAACAGATTATCGAATCGCATCGATAGTTCAGATTCTTTATAACATCAATCGTGGGAAGGATCAGAAAGCCCTCCCGATCTCAGATTTCGTGCTGAAGTTCGATGGGGACGATGAGAAGAAGAGACAGAAGCAGACGGCAGATCAGCAATTTAGGATTATGCAACTGTGGGCAGCGGCGATGGCGAGTGACGGACCTGCTGTGCCAAAAGTGATTGAAGTAGGTTCGCAAGAGCAAGACGCGCTCGATAAGGCGCGTGCCGCCATGAAGACTCCGTAGAGGGCCTCGATGGACATAGGGACGCTTACCGGCCATATTCAGTTAGAAGATCAACTGTCTAGTCAGTTGTCTGTACTGACGTACAGAGTTCAGCAATTTGCAGACTCGTTTGATGGGATGGTCGGAGTCGTCTTAGGTGGATCTATCGTTATCGTCGGCGCGATTGGTGCGATGATCGGAGCGATTGTTACTCTTGGGATGAAGGGGTCTACGATCCTTGGGGTGGAACAGGCATTCGATACGTTCGCACAAACTGTAGGGTCTACGGGCGCTACGATGTTCAATGCGTTGAACGAAGGTCTGCGCGGGACAGTGGATTCGATGCAGTTGATGCAATCCACTACGAAGCTCTTGTCTTCAGGTATCAAAGTCTCTGCCGCTGATATGAATGTCATGGCGAAGACGGCTCGTGAGATGGCGAAGGCCACAGGCACGGATGCGGCGACGTCGTTGAGCCAACTGAGTACGGCTGTTCAGCAGGGCAATACTCGGATGCTGCGGCGTATCGGGATCACTGTTGATCTCGTAAAGGCTGAAAAAGATTTTGCGGCCAGCATCGGTACGACGCGAGAGCAGTTGAATCAAGCTGGTATCCAACAGGCGCGAGCGAATGCCATCATGCAGGCATTTAGGGATCGTCTGGAAAAGACCGGAGAATCCGCTTTATCATTCAAGGAACAGATTCAACAGGCGAATGTGGCGATGGGCAATTGGTTCGATGATCTCTCGAAGGGGGTCGCGAAGTCTTTTGCAGTCAGTAACGCGTTTGCCACGATCAAGGATTCGTTTACAGAGACGTTCGGAGGAACGGCACAAACGCTTCAAGAAAGTATTTTGCGATGGATCGATGATTTTGCGAATGCCGTGGCTCGTGTAGGGCCAATCGTTATACAGGCATTTGGCACAATCAAAAATTGGGTAGTTCAAGTTTGGAATGAACTCGCGGCCTTTAATGATCGCTATCAGATCACCAATAATCTAATTTCCGGTGCGAAGTTCGCATGGAATGCCTTGCAGTTCGCTTTTCAGCTTGTTAAGACTGCCGTTCAAGAAGTCATTGCGGCATGGCAGTCGATGCCTGAATGGTTGCAACGCATTACACAGACGGCGCTGACTGCCTCATTGGCTGTTGGAGCATTTAGTGTTGGTGTAGCAGGTGTAGCGGCTCCTGTGGCTGCACTCGTATCGAAACTCGATCTTGTCATCAATATTTTTGGTAATCTGTCGGGTGCAATTTTCTCTACGTTTGGTTTGCTGGATCGATTCGGTATAGCTGCAAAAACATCAGCCGCTGCTACGACAGCATCGACAGCCGCTACATACGGATGGGTAACAGCACTATCCGTGTTTCACACTACTTCAACGAGAGCAACAGCGGTCACGACAGGGTTGACGTTTGCTACGGCTGCACAAGCCAACGTTTATAATGCTGTGGCGACGGCGGCAGCATTCTGGCAAACGATTGTCGTTACCTTGACTGCGCGTCTCGCGATGTTGAGTGTCGTGACTACATCGGCTACTGCGATTAACAAGGTGGTCACGGCATCATACGGAGCGATGGCCGCAGCGATGACTTATGTCAACAGTACGGCCCTTGTGATGGGGGTTCGTATGACATTGGCAGGTATCACGACAACCGTTGCAGGCAGAGCCGCTGGTGTTGCAGGAGTGGCGTGGCTCGGGCTTGGCACGGCGATCCTCGCCGTACAGTATGCGCTTATTCCTTTGGCGATTATTTGGGGCGCATGGGAATTTGGCAAATGGATCGCCGGATTCGATAGTGTAAAAAAAGGTTTGCTCTCTGTTCTTCAGTATCTCCCATTGGTAGGAGAGCAGGCGCGACGTGCGAAGCAAGCGATGGATGAATTTCGCGTGTCCGCCGCTGAGTGGGAAGAGATTAAACCATCTGCCGGATGGAGAAGTTTCGATCCTATCGTGGCTGCGCTAGAAGATCGCATGGTTGCGGTTGGGAAACAGGCCGGGATGACGTCTGATCAGATTGATCAATTCGTCAGAACGTCTGTTGAACGGTTGAGAGATCTGAAGGATAACGGCACGTCGGCTGTAGGTGCGCTATCTGCTCAACTGATGGCGTTGCAATCTGTGAGTGGGATCGCCCCGCAGGTATTTTCGAGGATGGCTGACGAAGCTCGCCGTCTTGAAAAAGAAGGCGCGAAGCTGCCAGATAATTTGAAGCAGTTGATTACATTACTACCTGCTGTGGGACTTGCGGCTACGCAAACAGGAGACGGATTTATCAAAGGCAGCACAGCGGCTGAAGACTTCTCGAAGAAGATCGCGGATCTCAAGAAGTCATTTGCTAACGTTGCTTCGGGGTTCACTGATGACGCTGCGTTCACGAAGGCGTTTGAAGGACTTTCACCGAGTCAGCGTGCGAATCCCGAGGTGCAGGCGCAACTCGTTCCGAATATCGACAAGTTGATTGCTGGTCATAAAGATCTCGTGTCAGGAATGCAAGACGTGCGATTCGCGACACAGCAAGCACAGATCGCGCTCGCGGCGAAAGACAAGGTAGTACTTGAAGCATATAATTTGACACTAAGTCAGATCGATGGGTTGAAGAGACTCGGGCTCTCAGAGACAGAGATCGCTGGAAACTATGACGTCTCTACGGCTGCACTTCAGAAGCGTATCGCGGTACTACAAGAAGCTGCACAGTTAGAGCAGAACAATCAGTCGTTCATGGCTGCGTATCTGGCGCAAGAGGAAAAGGCACGAGAGCGCATTACGCAGGAACAACTCGCTGGTAATCGTGCTGTGCAGTCTGCGAAAGAAAAACTCGATGACTATGTCATGCAGAGCACAGCGAGCACCACAGATTATCAAATCAAGCAGATCCGCGAAAGAGCCACAGCGGAGATGGTTGCAATGGCCAGCACGAAGGCCACTGAGAAACAGAAACAAGAGTTCTATACACTAACCGCGGATCTTGCGGAGAAACAAATCAGTCGTATTGGTGTCAATTACGATCAGATGGTTGCTGTTAGTAAGCGAACACTGTTTGATCAAGCAGCAAGAGCACGTGAAACTTACGAGCGTATGGCTCGAGATCCGGAGAATTATAGTAAGAAGACTATTGAGCAGTTCCGTAAGATTGCAGACGCCGCAGAGCGAGAGTTTCTTGGCATCAAGACGATGTCTGAGAAAGTCTATAGTGCAATGGGAGATGTGGCTGAAATTCTCGATGCAATTCCTGGCAAGTTTGCTGAAATCGGTGCGATGGCTGCGAGAGCAGGTCAAGCCATTATGGAAAATCTTGCTGAGGGTGATTGGATCGGGGCGCTTATCGCAGGGGCAACAGCCGCAGTTGGGATCTTCACGAAACTCTTCGGTGGTGTCTCAAAAGAAGTGCAAGAGGCCAGAGACGAAGTAGACAAGTTTGGTGAAGGATTATCAAACACGCTCACGGAAGCTCAGAAGCTCGAAGCCGGTGGCGTGAAATGGAAAGAGACAGTCATCGCTGTTCGTGATGCTTACTTGTTGGTAGGTAAGACCGTATCTGAAGCTGAGAGAGTTGTTACCGCACTCTGGGATACGAGTAACCCTGCACGGTCATTGGCCGCACGTAAAGAGATCGAGATCAACATGGCGTTGGCGAAGAACGTCACCGCTGTGCGAAGCCTCGTGCAAGAGTATCTTGGAGCCGGACGAACGATTCCTGCGGCACTTCAAGCTGGTATCGACAAATTAGTCAGAATGGGACAACTCACCGCAGAGAATGCGACTGCGATTCTTGGACTGCAACAGACGAGCGTGCCTGCTTTCGCAGATGTTCAAGCCGCAGCCGAACGTTACGGTATCGTCGTAGAGACACTCGGCAATCAGGTGCAGGGTCTGAAGATTACAGAGATTGCCAATCAGGTTGTATCTGATTGGGAGTTGATGGAGTTGGCAGGCGCTGACATGAACGTCGTGATGGAGGGAATGCAAGACGAGATACTCGAACTTATCACGAACGCGCAGAAGTTCGGCACCGCACTCCCCGCGGCGATGAAGCCGATCATCGAGCGAATGGACACGGCTGGATACTTCACCGATGAGTTTGGAAATAAGTTGGTGGATGTGTCGCAATTGACGTTCGCTGAAACGCTCGAAGAGAAGATTCAGAGAATCGTTGATGCGATGATTCTTCTGGCCGACGTTATCACGGACAAGGTTGGTGGGGCGCTCGACAACATCGGCAACAAAACTGTCTCGCCTCGTATTGCTCCACGGTATGAGGGGCCATCACAACCTTCTGAACCTTCTGAAACAGAAGATCCGATCTATGCTGCTGGCGGACGAGCAGCCGCGCGTGTGATTAATTTCAGCCCACGAGGATCGGATACGATTCCGGCGATGATCACTCCCGGAGAGAAGATCGTGCCTCGTCATGAAGCGGATCAACAGGCTGGAGGAGGCACGGCGATCATCGAGGTAGAAGGACGAACGCTGGCAACAGTCCTTGTGCCTTCCATGCGCAAGGAAGTCAAGCGTTACAAACTGGCGAGACGATAGATGCCACTTACAGCAACAATCAACGGCATTGAAGTCGGGTGGTTAACAGCTACCCTTGATATCAATAAGACCACGGCTGGACCTCATACTGGCAGGGTGACAATCCAGTCTGTTTCAGGTGCAGCCGTACCTATAAGGGATCAGGAGATCATCATCTATAACGGCGCGACGCGAGTCTTCGGTGGGCTCGTGCAAGGTGTGCCGGTGCGCGGTAGTACGGGAGATGAGCCAACGCCATACGTTAACTATGAAACTGAGTTCATAGACTTCAGTTCGTATGCTGACAGACAGTTTGTGGTGAATGGGGGATTCGTCGAGGGTACATCCCTCGTATCAACAGCGTTGCCAGCGCTCATGGGGCATTTATCTCCCTATGGTGTGACGTTGGACACGTCTGGTATTCCGGGAGGTGTGCTGTTGCCCCACCTTCCGTATGACGTGCGTTCGATTCGTTCGATTCTCGATGAAATTGGAGCGATTGTCACCGGCGGACCACTCGCGTGGGGGATCGACTACTCCAAAGTGCTGTCCATGTACGTACCGGGAACGGTGGCGGCACCGTTTAATATCACGGACGGAGAGAACGCCGACGGTGATATCTGGTCTGAGCCTGCGAACACAGATCCGGCGAACTACATCATCGGCAGGCTTGGTAGCGGCACGCGAGAGATCATCGATACGTTTACCGGAGACGGAAGCACGACAGCGTTTCCCATCAATTACTTCCCGCTCATCGCGCATCGCGGGATTGTCAATCAAGGAGGGACAGTCGTCTCTGGAGTTATCGTGGGCGGCTTCTACGAAACGTTCAGCATCGGCGGTGGAGGCACATGGGACTACGATCCTACGACGGGGATCATCACGCGATCCTCTGCTTTAGCTAACGGTGTGGAGGCGCACTTTCAGTACACCGCGCAATTTCCAATCACCGTCATTGCCGATGGCGCTGTGAGTCCCGTCAAGCAACACGTCGTAGACTTCCTCGACATCTTCGACAGAGCAACCGGCCAGCTAGCCGTGAACAGCGTCCTCAACGGGATGATGGATGACCCGTTGCTCGTGCACTATCGCACGAGAGTGCATGGCTTAGAACCGGGGATGTTTCAATCGGTTTCCTCTTCGAAGCGTGGGATTTCCATCGTAGGCTACATTCAAGAGATTAACATGCGGCACGTCGAGGGTGATAACTACATCTACGACGTGACAGTCCTCGAAGGGTTCGGACTCCAGAATACATGGAGAGACATCTACAAAGAATGGTCGGACATAGGAGGTGGAGGCAGCACTGTTAGTCCGGCAACAGTCACACCTCCAACCGGCGGAGGAGCCCCCGGATTACCGCTTAACTCTGTGCAGTTCAATCGATCCGGAACTTTCGGAGGAGATGCCGGATTCACATATGATGAAACTACTGACTGCATCATTAGTGGAGTAGGGAACACAATCACGGCCGCAAATCCGTCTGCGTGTCAGGTCTTTGGTACTAACAATCATATTGTTGATCCGTAATGGCTTGTAAGCAAATTTTCATCGGAAGACTTACAAGTCCTAACTCTAATGCGGATCGTTACATTGGTCCGACATTCGCTAAGTATGAGTGGACAGCCACCCTCGTCGGGGCTCCTTGGCAGGTTGATGGCGCATTCAATAATCTCGCGATTGAACTGCTCTCCGCCCCCGGAGCGGGAAACTCACTCGCGTTTACGCTTGTCAAGAACGGGTCCGATACAGCGCTTACGGTTACAATTTCCGACTCCTCAACAACCGGGACAAGTAGTTCAAGTGTATCTGTTGTCGCTGGTGATTTACTCTACTGGCGAGTTACTCCGACTAGTCTTCCTACCGTCTCGAATGTTCGTGCAAGTGTGGAGTTCAACGGAACAACAGCTAACGAATCTGGATATGCGTCACTTATCGACATTAACACCACACAGACATGGCGCGGTTCTGTGTTCATGGCGGGGCAGTGGAACACGAGTAACGTTGGTGTCGGGGCATTTGAAGTCGTTGGTGCAGCGGGGAATATCACAGAATTATCTTACGTTTTAAGTACGGCTCCGGGTAGCACAGACTCCTATGAGTTTGTGATGTACAAGAACGGGACGAAGCAGGATGGGGCCGGTGGAACAACAGATACTCGAACCACGATCACTGGATCAGCAACAACCGGATCGTGGACAGGGAGTCTAGCTGTTTCTCCTGGCGATCTTGTAATTCTTGAAGCGATACCAACCGGTGGACCAGTTAGTTCTACTGTAGGCTACGCTTCAAAGTTCGTTGCGACGACAGATGGTGAATCGCAGTTCTGTGCGACAGTCTTTACCAATCTTCCGACATCCGGCGGTCCATATTACGCAAAGCCTCACTGGTCAGGAACAGGATGGACGACAACCGAAGCCGATCATACGACAGCGAGTGGCTCGACGAACACAGTTCTGCTCAAGAACATGCGTGTGCGTCTCGGATCTACTGTTGCTATCGGGCCGGTTAATTTCGCACTCCGTGCGAATGGTGCGGATGCTGGTCCGACTATCACACTCACGAGTGGCCAACAGACGGGATCCGATTTATCAAACACTCATATTTTAGCCCTCGCTGATCTTATCGCGTTCAGGTATACGCCAACAGCCTCTCCCGGAGGAGCCACGATTGCCGGGATCGGCATGGTGATGTTCGCGACAGCGGCTCCGCCTCCGATTGAGAACGTGGCGATCTTCGGCTCGAACACGACTGTCAAATATAGCAACGTTGTAGCATTCGGGATGGACGGTGCGACGAACGTTTGTCTTGAGACAGGCCGCGTGCAAATCTATGGCAACCTCGGGATCAGCAACGGTTATATCGGGTTGATGCCCATTGCCGAGCCGACACCTCCAACTGGTGAAGCTGCCATCTACATCGACATTGCAGACGGGGACTTGAAAATCAAGTTCGCCAATGGGACCGTTGATGTGATCGCCACGAACTAATGGCTATTCCATACACGCAAGATTGGGCGGCGGGAAATTCGACGTTTACGTCGATGGATAACTACGACCGGACCACGAATGGTCCGGACGCACTTTATCCAGAAGTGAACAAGGCTGATGGTGTCACCGTTGTCGGTGGCGTGCTTGATTGGAACACCACGTACAGTGATTATCAAGATCTGTCACTGTGGCTCCGGGGAATGGGCAGTCTCAGTGGTGGGGGCGCTGGAGGATATGCGGGCTCTGGATTTTGGAATGGGGCTGTTGGCCATGTTGAGTGCACGTACATTCCCAACGCAACATCACTCGCGGACATTAGTTATGCACCTCTCATTTGGCTGATCTCACCCAGCGCGACTTCCCTCCTCGGGCTGTACTGGGACTCTGTGTCTGGGGACTATGAGATTGAGCGCAACACGGAATCTGGTTATGCATTAAATGCGTTTTCAGGTCCTACCCCAACTGATGGTGTTCCACTAACGATTCGCATCGAGTGGCGTTGCGGAACGTATCCTGGAGTAGTCCCAACAGATCATGATGCTGATGGTTATCTTCGAGTCTACATCAACGGAGTGTTGGAATATGACGAGTCGAACATTGCGCTCTACTTAACCTTCAGCAGTAGCCCGGTTGATCTCGTTGACGGCGTAGCATTCGGGTTCCTCGGATTTCTTGGAAGTATAGATGACATCTCGATTAGTGATGCCGCTCCGGTATTAGAGAACATCACGATCTTTGGATCGAACACCACAACCAAAGCATCGAATGTTGTAGCCTTCGGCATGGACGGAGCAACGAATGTTGTCGAAGAAGAGGGTCGCGTACAGGTCTATGGAAATGCGGCCGTTAGTAATGGGTTTATCGGTCCTATGCCGATCTCCGCACCAACACCACCAACCGGAGAAGCGGCGATTTACATCGATAGTGCAGATGGCGATCTAAAAATCAAGTTCGCTAACGGGTCGGTTGTAACACTCGCTAATAATTAGGAGAGACGATGAACATCCAGAATCTATCAAGTGAAGAACTTTCTTGGGTGAGATCAGTATTCCTCGCTGGCTTCGAGGCCGGAGGGAGAGACGCACGCACACATCCTGATGCTCACGATCCGTGGACTGGAAGATATGGTGAGCGATCAGAGCTTGAGTTCAGAAACTGGTTGGAGACGGCTGAACGCCGCATGGTGCATGTCGCGTGAGACTCCGTCTTGAAGAACTCGTTGAACTCACCCCTCGCATCCATCACGTCTATTTAGAGTCGTTCCAGTACGTAGAAGACACGCTATCACGATTCGAGATCGACAATGATAATCGGTGGCGCCACTTTTTCGCACAAACGTTGCATGAGAGCGGTGGTTACACGACATTGATAGAAAATCTCTCGTACAGTGCTGAGAGGCTCGTGCAAGTCTGGCCGAAAAGGTTTCCGACCGTCGCACAAGCGATGCCTTACTCACGCAACCCTCGTGCGTTAGCGAATAAAGTGTATGGAGGCCGACTCGGCAACATGAACGCAGAAGATGGATGGGTGTTCCGTGGTCGAGGCTTTTTGCAGATCACCGGGCGCAACAACTACCAGCGTGTCTCGGATCTACTTGGCCGTGACTTCGTCAGACGTCCTGATGATTCGTTGCTGCCTACGACTGTGTTATCTGTAGCTGCGGCGATCTGGAGGGATCTGGGAGCGAATGAAGCGGCAGATACCGATGATATTGTTGAAGTAACAAAGAGAATCAACGGAGGCACACACGGGCTCCCTGATCGGACTGCGTGGCTACTCAAAGTTAACTCGTTTCTGGCATAGAAGGACGCCATGAGAACACTAGATTTCCCCGGAGGTTGGTACAACTGGGCACTGCCGAGCGGTGAGTATGTTGTCTTGATTACCAACATTCACTTTCAAACTCATCAAGGTGTCGTGCCTCTCGATATAGAGAATGCGTTGTTCACGACATGTACGAATAAACTCGGCTTTCGATTCGCTGGACAGGCGCATCACTCCCTGCGTGGGACGCTGGAATGGAACGGGAGTTGGAGAGTCGCGGGTCCGAGTTTTAGTGTCAATCCTCAGATCTACGACAATAACGGCGCTCTACGTATTGCGACAGGAAGTCATCAGGGCTATCGCTTCGTCCGTCCGGATAACTCACTCGCGACTGGAGACGAGACGATCTACGATCCTGTGAAACAACTCCATGAATGGACACAGCACGGCGATCTGACCATCGGGTTCCACGATGAAACGCTGTCTATCTGGGCCGACGATGAAGGCAGGCGTCGGATTATCACTCGTGGATGGATCGGGTCCAATACCGCGCACCTCAATCGTGATGGCGATAAATGTGTCGTGAGTTGGCAGAACCAGACAGAGAACAAAGTCTACATCGTGTGGTTCGACCGGAACGAGATCGATCAATTCGAACTTGAAGAACCGCTGCCACAACCGGAGGCCCCACGTTGCACGATCACGCGATTTCCAACTACCGTTGAATTCGGTCAACCCGCACTCTGTATGGCTGCGTATGCGGGTGGTTTGGCTACCGAAGCGCGGTGGCTATATCGTGCGCTTGGTGAAGTGATTTGGGTCACCGATGTCGTACAAGTACCTCCAAAGTTGGAGCACGAATACCACTTCATCGACGCGGGTCAATACGATATCAGTCTGATGGTCGTAGGTCCTGGAGGGTCTGACTCTACGACGAGTACACGACGGATCACGGTGAAGGAGAAAGACATGCCTGAAGAACCTGCCAAGAGGCTGCAAGTCGCGTTCGGCCCAAATCTTGGCTCGCTCGATCTGCCTCAGTTGTTTACTGAGAGTAATCTCTGGCAATGGAGTTTTGATCGTATCAGTGCCTTTCAGCTTTACGTCGGACACATCATCGAACCCGGATCGAGTTTTGTTAATCCGAATACATGGCAGGTGCTTGTTGACTCGGGGCTTTTCCGCAAACTGCGTGAGACGGACGTCTTACTCGAATTGCAGATGGGTGGAGAATCTGCCGATCAGGTGGGTGAATGCGTCGATAAGATCGCGGAAGTAGGAGGTGCGCTTGGAGCCCTCTGCTTCGATCATTCATTTATCGAAGTCTCGCCAGAGAAGTTTGCCGAACGCCGGAAACAGATCAAGGAGCGATGGCCGACGATGCTTGTCGGTGCCTACGCGCCTTTCCCTACAAAGAACGCTGAGCAGATCAGGCAACAACTTGTCGAGTGGGATCGGCACGGTGGAAGACCAGACTTCCTACGGATGGATATCGACTACAACCAGCGCAACACGTATACCTCCGCTGCGCACAATAAAATCAAACTCGATTGCAAGGACCGTGGGATCGCACTTCAAGTGACGATCAACGCCAAAGAACACATCACCGATGCCGAGTGGGTCACGCAAGGGAAGGCGTGGTTTGATAAAGCCCACGGCCTTGGCTTCGATGCCTACATGGTGCAAAGTTGGGCATCAACGCCAAGCAATGAGCAACGGACGCTACCGCACAACTTACCTGAATCGGATGCGTCATCTCATACCCATCTTGTACGGTACTGCCTTGAGAGGTTCACGTCATGAAGCGATACCTAACTGCTCTACTGCTCGTGCTGCTCGCGGGGTGTGGAACGAACCCACCACCGAACCCGAACCCGGATCCCAAACCCGATCCTGGCGCAGCCTTTCAGTTCACCGTCGTCACAAAAGACGAAACAGGAAAGCCTGTCGCTGCGGCGATTGTCAATGTCAACGCACAGACCACGCGCACGAACAGCAATGGCTTCGGTGAGCTAAAACTCCTGAAGGGTTCCTATTCTGTCACCGCGACGGCTGACGGGTATCGACCTGCGGAGATCCTCTCACTGAGTGTGGAGCGGAACATTCATCGTGACATGGTGCTCGCACGGGATGTCGTGCCGATGACCAAGCTCAACGTCGAGGGCCGATTCTATGTCAATGGCCAAGGCACCTACCGGCCCCGGTGGACCTCGGGACTGGCCCTGCTGTCTAGACCTCCCCCGGACAGAACAGCCTTCCTAGACGAAGCCAAGGCCCTAGGATTTGATGGTGTGAGGGTCTTTGCCGGGGACCTTGGGTGGGCCGGTCAGACCCCGGCCTCGGCCTTGGCCAATATCCCAGCGCTCCTCGGGGAAGTGCACTCGCGTGGGATGTACACCTACCTTGTAGCGATTACCGGAAGTGCGAGTGGCTACAACGTCGAACAATACCTCCATCAAGTCGCAGTGGAGTGTGTCAAGGTTGTCTCGTGCGTCCTCGAAGTCGCCAACGAGATCGGTCACAGTTCTCAGTCCTCCCTCGTCAACGATCCCCGACAACTCGAATCGATTGCCAAGCGAGTAGTTCCCTCGGAACTGACGTATGCGCTTGGCGCGATGCTTGGTCAAGACGAAGTGGATCAGAATGGGATCTACCCACCGAATGGGAGTGCGACGGTTAATACCGCACATCTTGATCGTGGCCGCACGCCGTGGCCGGAGATGATTCGTCGTGTGCGTGAGATTGCTGGTATCAGTGAGAACACGAACAAGCCTGCGATGAGTGGAGAACCGATTGGTGCCGCGGAAGTAGATTCTCCCGGTCGTCGCAGTGCAGATCCTGATCTCTTCTTTACCTACGGTGCGCTCTGTCGCATGTTTGAGGTCGGGTGTGTCTTCCACAGTGAAGATGGATTGCAAGGTCGTCTTCTTGGACCGATCCAGAAAGAGTGCGCCAAACAGTTCATCGAAGGATGGAAAGCTGTGGCTACGGATGCACGTCTCACCTATCAAAACACCGGATGGGCCGGACCTGATGCGCCGATTGCCGCGATGTCCGGAGCTACCCGCACGTACTCAGGAATCAACATCAACGATGGGTATACGGTTGTTGTCGGGGATGAAGGCGTACAGATTCAATGGAAAAATGGGTGGGCTCCAGTGGGAGAACCTGTTCGACGTGACGGTGCACAGGTGATTCACATTCGCAGGTGATCTATGCCGAAGAAGGTTGTTCGTCGGCGTGTGCGTCGTAAACTTGATAGAAGACGAAGTGATAAATGGCTTGCTCCGATGAGACTCGGAGGAGTACGCGCCGTCATTCAGATTGTGGTGTTATTGACACTACTGCACTTCAATGCCACGCACTTCGACAGCGGTGAAGTCAAGACATTAGCAGGAGCGAGCCTCGTGACTGTAGTGTTAGAAGCTATCGGGTTCAGAAGACAATCGACATAAGGAGGATAGAGATGACATGGTTGTGGGACAAGGTACAATCGGAGCCGAACACGCTCTCAGAGCTTGTGCGGCAGTTCATGTACTTGCTGCTGGGATTCGAGATTATCAAGTGGACAGACGCACAACAGGGACTGGTTCTTGCGTTCGTCTCCGGGTTGCTGACGTTCATCGTTCGTCGGAGGGTTATACCAACCACCACAATCGAGCAGGCTGGACAATCTGTCAGTCAGATCAAGAGAGATGCGGCACAAGGAGAAATGCAGAAAGAAGCCTCTAAGACGCAAGTAGAAGCTACGCGTCAACAGATCGAAGCGACGCGTCAACAGGATGAAGCGGATCATTCAAAGGAACAGCGATGAAAAAGATGCTTATCGTTCTCTTCGCGTTGGTCGTGACGGCGTGTGCGAGCAATGCTCCGCCGAGTCTCACGCCAGCGGGTGTGAAAATCTGGCAGGCGAACGAAGCTGTCATTGCTCTCGGCACGATGCAGCGTGCGGCGATTGGACTCAATGATATAGAAGTCTGTCAACCGGAGCCTTGCCGTCCACTACTCTCCGACGCGAACACAAGGAAGGTAATCGACGGAGTGGAAGTGGGGGTCAAGACCATCACCGCCGTACCGTCTGGGTGGCAGATCGCTGCTAGCACCGCGTTGAAAGAGGTGAGTGACAATCTCGACGCGGCAGGAAAGGTGAAGTTCGGACCGTACATCGAGGCTGCGAGAACTATTCTCGCTGCCCTCCCCACCACTACGCCGGTTAAGTAGGAGAAGCAGATGCCGCCAGAACTCATCGCACAGATCCTCTCGTTCGCCTCGCCCATCATCGCAGGGCTGATGCGGCAGTACTTCGACCGTACGGGACGTCTCCCCACGGATGAGGAGATGCAAGCCGAGCTTACGCGGAACGCTGCACAGGTACTGGCAGACGGTGCAGCGTGGAAGGCGGAACATCCGGAGGATAACTAAGAGGTCAAGGCGACTGAACCTGTCCGATACGATCTAGATGGGACTCTCTGTTTATTCACTGCGGAGATGCTAGACACGTCAGATGGGATTGCCCGCTTAGTCGCTGAGACACCCCGAGGATCAATTCCGATCCTCGGGGTTTTTTTATTCTGTGCGTTCGCCAAATCGTGGCAGAACATCCGGCACCGGAGCACGCGATCTAAAGCATGCTGCCTTGAGCGCGAGTTTCGGATCTCCTCCGTTGGACTCGATCTGTTCGAGTAGATCGGCGATGATGTCGAAGCACGATTCGCCCATCTCGTGAGCGTCTCCAAGATTTTCGATGGTATTGAACTTGAACTTCCCATCGTCATCGATGATGTGATTCAGTGAGCCTGCCATTATAATTCTCCGTTTGCAGCATCTTTTCCATTCGGGATGTGGAGATGTTCGAGCCACTCATACCCACACACGATACACAATACATGAAGATGTGCGATTCTATTTGCGGTATAAGAATATATGAACCTTCCCGTACCGGGCTGTCCTGTTCCTCTTTCATGACCTGACTCACAGTAACGTAGATTACGGTCGTCGAGCCACTCTCCACACGCGGGACAGGTCTTGAAGGCTTCGAAGGGATTAAGTAGATCTTCCATCACGCACGTACTACTTTGAATGCGCCACCACAGTGGGCGCATCTACCATGATTCCATTCTCTTGCTTTAGCCCCGGCGCAACTCTCGGTGTTATGACAGTAAACGCACTGAAGGAGAGGAGGTTCCGGCATACATCGCGCGATGGTATCGCGAATCGTTGTTTCGTCTGCTGAGTTGACGCGAATCACCTCACGTGCGGCAAGTCTTGCCCAATCTGTCTCGATCATTTCGTCTCCTTTGTTTCTGGCTCCGGACGCGGGCGCTCGGCCCCCAACTTGGCGATGGCGTCTCTCGCTCGGTTCTGTGCCCACGGTTGGAACTGGTCGCGCACGTCGGCTTCCCACGTTGACGGCTTGGCGTTGGCGATGTTCTCTAGTTCAGCCGTCAGCGCCGCGACCTGCGCTTCTGCGGCTTCCAAGTCGTGGTTCAGCGAGCCAATTTGCTTGGCCTTCTCTAGTAGCCGCTCCTCAGCCGCGAGTGTTTCTCGCTCCCACTTGTCCCGCTCCTGCTTCAGCGCCTGATAGGATGCCCCGAGTGCTGCCTGATCAGCGCGGAGTCTGTTGCGCTCTCCTATCAGCAAGTTGTGCTCCTGCTTCAGCGCCTCGTGGGAGGCCGAGAGCGCGGTGAGGGCGTCCAACAATTCGTTGAATAACCCCACCATCTCTCCGGGCTTGTGAACTGACCTCGCTTGGAAATGTTCGGCCCGCTCTATCAGGGCTGGGATGTCCGGCGCTCCGGGGGCGGATGGCGGATAGCGGTGGTCGCCTTCGTGGCCGTTAGTCAGTTCGCAAAACGTCCCACCCGGCTTCCCGCTTCGCCCATACTGATACGAACCGCACAACATCGTGGGCGCTCCGGGGCCGGGCCTGTCCGCTGGGGGCGCAGGCTCCGCTTCTTCTTCAGCCGCTTCAGCCAACAGTGCTTCGTATGCTTCCTTGTAGTGGTCGGTTGGGTATTCAAGCAACCGCTCGGCAAGGTCACGCAGATAGCGGGCCGCTTCCAACTTCTGTGCTTTGTTACTCACTGCCCCTCCTGCGGTCGGCGCTCGCCGCGATACAACGGATGCGATGGGCAGTGATAGAGAATCCACAGCTTCAGCCCACCACACACGATCATGGCGACCAGCGCCAACACAGTTATGTGATCGATGAGACAGAATTGAATCAGTTCCTTCATGGCCCCTCCTGCGGTCGGCGCTCGGGCTCGGCCGGATGAATTGGACACGTCTGGGTCTGGGAGACTGGCCCAGGGCATGTGCAGAAAAATCCCGCCTCGGTATTCGCCACGTCTGCACGAAACCCCGCCTGCTCCAACGCCGCCCGAAAATCACGTTCGGCATCTGCCGCCGAATACGCATCATCAACCAGCACACTCGCAACAACAGTGCCCCGCAGATTCATCCGGCGGGTGTCTTGCCGAACATGCACAGCGAATTGTGTTCGTGTCATTCGGAGTCCTTTCGCGTCGTGAAATTGCGGGCCATGTAGTCGCCATCGTCATGGGGCCTCTCGGGCCTCTCGGGCTCGGCAGAGAGCAGGGAGAGGACGGCTGTGATCGCATCGAACCAACCGACGCCGTACTGGTCGTCGTGCGGGTACGGGGGCCGTCGCAGTTCTAAACGCAGCTTTTCCACGAGCGCCGCCCTATCAGGGGGAGTCATACCAGAACCTCCAAAACTACTGACTCAGCGCCCATAAAATGAACGCCACATAAAACGGCATCGTGATCCAAAAGGCTTTCACATTGATCGGGCCGTCTCCGGGCTCACGCATGATCAATACCTCGTGGATTACTATCGAGATACAATCGAATCACGTCGCTCTCTTTAAATCCAGCTTTTGCAAGACTATGTCGCATTTGCTTGATAATGTCTAGGAGCCAAGGACCGGGATCTTTCGCGTAATCAAGAGCCTTGAGTGAAACCTCCCACGAGATTCCACCTCTCACATAGTCAACAATTGGGTCATCGGATAACGGCATAGACCTTCTCCCTTGTCCGCAGCGGTTTATCTTCCGGCCCCTTCGGATACGGATCGATCCAGATCAACTTGCGATCTCGACGTCCTGGCCCACAGACCTGTAGCCGTGGATGGCCTTTGACAATCCATCGATAATGATACTCGCGCGGGCTCTCGCCTTCCCGTGGTTCCCGAGGTTCACCCGGCTCTTTGAGAGACGCACGAAGTGCAATCACTCGCACCGTCGGCTGTTCTTTGAGCTTGTGCTCCTTCACGTACCGTTTTCGTGCATGGCGTTCGATGTGTCCCGGAGTCGCGACGACGATCTTCTGTTTGAACCAGACACACGCAGCGAGAAAGAACAAACTCAGTTCACCGATGCACGTGAGTGTTTCCTCTCGTCCGATGATATCAGCCGAATGCTCGAACTTCGTGCCGGGTCCGTAGGTCTTGTCCCATCCTCTTCCATTGTACTCAATCATCTCGTCATAGGACATGTCGAGCGGCCAATACCAACGCGTAGAGGGCATCGGTTCGCCGCTCTTCGTGACTAGCCCTTTCTTGTCGAGCACATAAGCAGAGAACATGAGTGATGGTTGATTGACTTCTTCAGCCATTTGATCGAACTCTTCTTGTGTAACTCCGCTTTCTCGTAAGGCTTTTCCAAGGATACGAATTTCTTCATCGTCGAGAAGATCGACATGCGATCCTTTTATCCTTTCGACTAATTCAGGTGAGAGTTTATTTACTATCTTCGATAGATCGATTCGATATTTAGCCTGTCCATTAGACCACCCCCACAGCAACGCATTCGTTTCGTTCGACGCGGCTGGACTCGCTGTAACCGGGATTGGATCGCTGAACCAAAACCATCCGGCTCCGATATTTGGCGTCTCGACAGCAGAGAGCGGTGAATCGTGCGGGATGCTCTTTGCCGCTTCGCGAATCGCTTCAATCGTCTCCTGATTGAACGAGTAGGAATCTGCCGCCTGAAGGTAGCGCAGATCCTCACGAAAGCCAAGGTCACGCAATGTCTTGAACGACTGAGCCTGTGCGACTTTCTTTTTCAAGGCGACGGGATCGTTCAGGTCAATCGTATCATTGAATCGAATCGAGTCCTGAGATCCGTTGAGAGACATCGCGCGTGATAGTAACGCAATGGCTCCGAAGCGTGCGTCGAGGGCTCGCTGCCAGTGTGGGATGTGCCCCTGCGGCAATGGAGGCTTGACGCCTCCAGACAACATCGACGCGACCTCTTCACCTGTTTTCGTGCCGAATGAATTACGCCACTCAACAAGTTTGAGGGCTATTGACGGATGGAGTTTGTCTCCACGAATAAGTGATTCGACGTCGCTTTCTGAGATGCCAATGAGACGTGCAACTGTCTCCACTCTACGAGAACGTGGGGAAACATTCGCTTTGTGACGCAACATCTCGTCGTCAACGAATCCTTTGACCCCTTGCATGATCCCACGAGCCTCAATAATAGCATCCATCCCAGCCCAGAATCGATGATGAACCCCTTGCACCATACTCTTGGTGAACTTCGGGAAGGCCAGTGTCGTGAGGGATCGTTCGAGCAGTGCGGAGCGTTTATTAGCAGTGATCAACGCAGCGCATTGATCACAGGCCATCCATCCTCCGACACTTACACCAACTTTCTCGGGGAGTTCGAAGTCCGGCACGTCGAAAAGTTCGGTGGCTCCGGGCACACTGCAAAAATCACAGACAGAATGTGCCATGATCGCGGCTTTAACCGTGGCAGCTTCGTTGGCGTGGAGTGGTCCGTCTATTTGTCCGCAGATGACGCCTTCTGTGAGAAGTTTCTCAGCCACGTTACGCACGATGGCGAGTGCACCTGTCGGCGTATGGACCATCACGATACGATTTTCACGTCCCTCTATGGCGTTGTATCCTCCGATAAGTTTCATGTTCATATCCGCCTCGCATCATCTTTCGAATCGATGCCTGCTAGACCACGATGTGCGGCCCATTTCTCTACTAGTTTATCATCGCCCCAACAACCGGCAGGAGCATAGTTGTAGAGAAACATCACGTATTCGTAAAGAAGTACCCGATTCGACGCATCGGCACGTGTAGCTGCTTGTGCGAGATCATTTTCAAACAGAGCCCTGAGAAAGTTTCCTACTGGTCTTCCGTTCAGAATCCATTCGATGATCCCATCATGCATGTGTGTTGGTATCATGCAGTCATAGAGTCGAGCGTGGAGGTTCTCGCGAGTGTACTTCATAGTCCATCTCCAAACGCCGCAATTATCAATTCAGCCGCACGTTGGTGAGCAAACTTGTCTCGTGATCGACGTGGGCCTGCGACATTCAGGATCCGAATGTGTTCCTCTTCGATCCACTCTCGAAGCCTCTGAGGTGTGGGATTCTCCAGATACGGACGATTGAATTTCTCGACCGCACGCTTCGTGCATCGTTTACCGGTGCTGTCTTCAAGATCTTCATCGCTAACCCAGATGGTGCCGTCAGCGTCTTTGACGTTTTGTGCCGTACGTGGTGGATAAAGTTCGGATGGGTGCTCGCGCATATCGTACGCACGAGCGAGTTCTGGACAGAGCCCGAACTCTGTCTTGAATCCGCGCGGCATCCAGCCACCGGTTGGAATGCCAACCATGCGTGCGCCTACAAGCGCACCTTGATCGGCGCCTGTTTGGCCGCCGCTAATTATCTTCTCTGGCTTCATGATTGATCTCCTCTATAGGAGATCAACGTCACGAAGAGTGCTGCGAAGATTGATCCAAGATCACGTCGTTCGTCTACGTAGCAATTGAGCGCCAAACAGAGGAGAACTGTCCCAATAGCTCCGCGCAGAAGGTAAGCGTAGTTCATGACGTAGCATCCCGTCCTGCGTCATGCCGCGCAAGATCCTGCACAGTATCACGTTTGGTCTGGAACCAACGACTGGCGAGTCTCGTTCTGGTGTCTACCCATCGCCAGCCGGAGCCGGGATGGAGTCTCACCTCGAAACGCCCGGTATCTCGGTCGATGAAGTAACCGGGCTTGATCTTCTTCAAGCTGTTCATGAAGGGGAGTATAGCACTCCTTTTTAAAAAGTGCTACACCTTTTTTCGCTATTTTTGTTGGGACTTTTCTTCGATTTGGTCCTTGACTTCGATGTCTTCCTTGACCAGTTCCTTGGCCTTGAGGCACGCAGACGAGGGAGCCACTACCACACCCCCATCGACGCCGGAGGTAATGTAGCAGTTTTCGGCTTCGTCTTCGAAGAGGATGAATGAGACAGATCCTCCTCCCGCTGTGTCTGCCATCTCGTAGACCAACACTTTGAAGAATGGAGTTTTTCGTTGCTGTGTCAGTGTGGATTTTGTCGGTACAGGTCCGCACGTTGCAATGATCAAGCTACTCGTCAATGCGAAAAGCAATGGAGTAAATGTCATCATCGACTCGCAAGCATGTAGGGAGCGACTCCCACACACCAGAAGATCGTAAAGATGATCGACAACACCACGATGAAGATCATCCAACTGTTTCGTCTATCCGCGTCTGGAGTGTTCATGGTCAACCTCTCTTCGCAACTACAGCATCCATACCTTCGAGCGTCGCTTCAAGCGTCTTGAGACGTGCACGTGCAGTCATTAACGCCGAAGACAACTTCATAATCGCGACTTCGGTTTCGTCTTTATCACACTGCACCACACGACGACGACTGTCGATCACCACGGTGTTCTGATGTGCGAACGTCCGCATCGTGGAATCGATCACGATCTGACGTGCTGTGAGCTTCTTCATTGATAATCTCCTGTCCCACACAGAAATACGTTTACGTCTTTTTGATCTCCGGGGTCGCAACAGGTGCAGGCGTCGCAACTGTCCCGACTGACTTCGGTACAAGCTCGTCGAGAATTTCTTTCATGACATCTGCAAGAGCTTCGATCTCGTTCTTGTCTACAGAACCGTCAGGAGCCTTCAGTTGCGCCTTTGTCTTACTTTGACGGCCAGCAAAGTCGAGCATCGCTTTCAGTTCGTTGATTCGTGTTTGATTCATTATCACTCCTAAAAAATCTGGACCGTCGCTCGGGTTGAGGATTTCACAGTGTTCCGATACATGGGCCTGTCCGGACATTGCCAAAGGCGCTCGGCCCGTCACGTCTCTCTCAACTTGATACGACGCTCTCCTATCCGCTAAGATAGGTATCCTCCGCTAGACGAGTCCAGAAAAATTGGTCAAGGACGTGTGGCCCATTCCTCCACACGGTTCGGCTGCTTATTTAGACCGCCTATTCGCAGCGTCCAGCTTGATGAACTACATACCTGCCGTCGAACCACCACCGTGAGCACGAGCCTGCTGTTCGAGCTTCTCAGGATTGAACTCGTCAGGGTCCTCTTCGTGGTGGATCTTGACTGCCGAGATCGACTTCACACCTTCAAATGCCTCCTCACCAGAGATGGCATCTTCTCTTGACACCCATCCGGCATTCTCGATCTTGTAGATGTAGTGAGGCTTCGGTACCAACTCGATCCCTGTGGTGATCCGATAACGACCAGCGAACACAGGACGCGCCCCACGCATCGTGGCCAGACCCCAGAGCGTCTTCGCCGCCTTGATCCCGCTGCTCTTGAACGAGAGCGCAATCAATTCCGGGGGTTCGTTTTCGAAGAGCAACCGTGCGAAGAAGTCTCGGAACACCGTGGCGATGGGTTTGTCGTCCCCATTCCACTGGCACCGTGGATCATCGAGCGGCACGTTTGGATCCTTGACCCCACCACCATCGTCGATGGGATTGAACTCCATCGCCCGCAACGGCATCTTCCGCAGAAGTTGCACGTAGACCTCACGACCATATGGACGCTTCGTGACACTGTTGAACAGATCACCGGGCTTCAGCCCTTCGATCCGGTTGGGATCACCTTCAGTCACCTGAGGTGACATCTGTTGCGCGAGTGCGAGACGCGGGATGAGCACATCGCTCTGCACTGTATCTTCGAACCCACGACGATCCCCGGCAGGAAAATAATCGGGGGCCGGTTCGAGGGCTCCAGATGACGGTACGAGAGCCGACTGTTGCGTTGCAAGTGCTGTCTCTTCCTTTTTCTTGTCAGCCATTGTCTAGTCTCCTGATGTACGATAGGTTAGCTGCACCGAGTCATTCCACGCTCTTACTTTTGCACCTCACGTTCTTTGATCATCGCGTCAGCGATCTGGTAGGCCCAATGAGCCATCATCTCATCTGTGCCTTTTTGTGGAGGATCTTGTCGAGCCATAATACTGCTCAGAGCTTGTCCCGCGAAATAATCGCGGAGCGTCATCCCTTTCTGAGAGTCCACACATCGATCATCGATTAGATAATCACAATGACTATGAGGCCGCGGAAAGGCTTGTCCTCCGTCTTCCATTATTCTGATCCCTTCGTGAACACGATCTTCGTGCGTGCGTAGACTTCACATCCGTCTGGCGGTTTTTCTCCAGCAAGCAGTCGTTCTTTGACAATCGCTTCCGTGGTCGAAGGCCATAATCCCATCTGACGTTCGTAGCCGTTTTCGATACACCACAAACGATAGGCTTCTTTGTCTTTGACTTGCGATGTAGGCTCCGCCTGTACGCGAATCGATTCCCCCGTCTCCAATCGCAGCGTGTTCTCCGTAGCTCCGTAGTCTCCCCACCCTGCGGCCTGGATCTCTTGAGACTCGACAAGTAGTTGCTCATGCGCGGCGATGTGGAGGTTGATATCTTTCAACACGTTCTCTGCGAGCTTCTTCTTGACGCGAAGGAGTGCGTAACTCGTGCCGAGAAACACAGCCGCACGATTGGTAATGTCTTTCTTCACTTCATCGACGCGGGACTGATACGTGAAATCTTCAACTGGAGGAGGCTTGAGGCCGGGGAGCACCTTGTCGTACTTACCTTCGGATCGCTTGGCCATTTAAACTCCTAAAAACTCACGATAGCGACGAGTCAACATATCTTTCGCTGCGACGGTTGATAATTTCTCTACACAGGCTAATGTAAATCGTGGGAAGAGTTGACCTCGAATGTCATCCCACATTTGACCGAAGAAGAATCCATCACAATACAACGCTGAACGTATCTCTTTACAGATTGCACACGTTTTGACAGACTTGACCTCACCGTCGAACTTCGTGGTGTAAATCTCGTAATGTTGGCCTTTACTAATTGTTTCACCACACTCGATGCATATGTGATCCTTACGAGCCCGTCTAGTTGTGACATTCTCAAACTGACACTCGTCTGATTCGAATCCACCGTAAAGACATGCGCAGTCGTTCATTGCTTATCCCAATTCGTCTTCCACACTTCGGCGTTACCGTGTTTGTTCGCACGAATAACAGTAGTCATGAACTCCGGTTGGAAATTCTCATGTACCATTGTGAGGAGTGGACCATGTTGAGCCGTCACTCTCTTTACGAATGTATCGAATGGCTCCGGATGCGCCTTCAAATAATAGGACGTGACGCCGCTGTATTGGTGCACGATCAAGACGGTTGTCATCGGGGAAGGAACCCAATCATAACCACACTTTAAAAGGAAAGTCTACTATTTTCTTCGGTCCTTTAGAATCAACTAGTTAGAAGAAACTGAATAGGAAGCCCTAGGAACGTCCCGGATTCCAGACATAGCTCAGTCTAGACCGGCCTGAGATCTCGTGTCCTAGGGCATCCTGTGAGGTCCGAAAATCCGAATTTTACCGGCTAATTGATGCGACTCTTTCGATCACGCACTCACGAAGGTATTGCTCGGAAAATTCGACTTGAAGATTGATGATGCTCCGACAAACGTGTTGCCTTCCATCGGACTGTCAAGCATCTGCGTCTTGTAGTTCGTGCCTCGGCTCCCGAGCGGGCTGAACACGCCGTAGGTCCCGGTCTGCAAACGTGGGTTGTTGCGGAAGACGATGCCGTTGCCGATACGTCGGTCTACGATCCTCATCATCGCGCTACCATCGCCGTAGTGTGTGTTGCCTTCGAACAGCACGTTCAGCGGCTCGTAGCCGGTGGTGAACAACGCGCCCTGTCCGCCGTTCAGCGCCTTGCTGATCTCCCAGTAGCAGTTCAAGAACTGATAGTTGCTTCCGCGTAGTGTCGGCTCCAGAGGGTCGAGCGTCATGTCGTAGTGGTGCTGACCGTGCCCGATGGCGTAGACCCCACCATTCACGTTCAGAATGCGGCAGTTGTCGAACGTGAGATTCTCCGTGACCGTCTCCGGAGAGCGCCCGTCGTAGTTGCTGGCCGTGATGGTGATGGCGTGACCCTGCGGTCCTTCCTGCCAGTTGTTCTCCAGCGTGCAGTTTGTGAACTTTGTATTCCGGCAGTTCTTGAATTCGACGATGGTCTTTGATGCGAAGCGGCCTTTCCATTCGATGGGCCTGCCAAGGATGCAGTTGTTGAAGTGATTCTCTGCTGGAACGTGGTTCGGCACGGTCGTGCCGTTGCCGCCGAACAGGATTGCCATTGATCCGCCGTGGAACGTGCAGTCGTCGGCGGTGATGTGACTACCATCCCAACATACCAACGCATGCGTCTCTTGTCCCGGCCTGCCGATGTCGTGGACGCGCACGTTCTTCATGTCCAGACCTTTGCCGTTCGCCACGATGCCGTTCTTCGTGCTCGCGTTATCACCGAAGATCTTGAAGTCCCGGAGCTTCACGTCAGGAGCGGTGATGGTCACCATATCGTTGACGTTCGCCAGCGGTGCAATGATGGCACCGTTGAACAGCGTGAGAGGCTTGTAGATATCAAGGTACTGCGGGAACGTCTTGCCCATCAAGTCGAGGATGGCCCCTTCAGGCGCTGCGTTGATGGCCGTCCGCAAGTTCTCACCTGTCACTTGAATCACGTCGCTCGGCGCTGGTATGTGCGGCAACTCGCACGGCGGGCACGGTGTATCTGTAACACGAATTTGACCGACGAGGCGCTCGATTTCCATGAGGTAATTCAGTTGTTCTGACGTGAGCATAGTGATCTCCCTTTTATGTGATGCGAACTTCAGTGGTGTAAGACACAAGACTTCTCGCGCACTCACCGTTCCCTTTACAATTGATACATCGCGTCGTTTCTT